TAGCTATCCAACCACCTCCTGTAAGAGAGGAGATTACTGCACTGAAGATAATGGCGATATATTCAGGTCCCATAGTTTTATTATACCCCTTATTAAAAGTCTAAATGAAGTTGTCCTTTACGGGCTAATCCGTTTACCAGCCAAACTAAAGCATCAACACAGTCATCATGACCGCTGACTCCAAAGTTAGTAAGTTCTTCAAACATATGAGTAAAGTTTCTAAATCTATTAAATACTATTTTTCTATCTTCAAACATACCCATGATACCTCTAAACCTAGCTAATTTATCTGCTCTAAATCCTTTAACTGGATGCCATATTAGATTATACAGACCACCATTAGTTAGACATACACGTTTAAAATCTGCTTCCAATGATGCCTGATATTGGACAGCTTCAGACCATATATCACAAGTTGAATAAGTAGGAAAATAATTACCATTAACATCCTGTCCTATAACTGACCAATCATTTAATAATTCTTTTAAAGCATCTAATTTTTCTAAATTACCCATAACTCTGATCCTTCGATAATCAATTATATGAATGCGATCCTGTATTCTTCCTCCTAGGACCATAACTGTGTAATCGTTCTTTTCTCTTGTACCAGCTGATAAATCCACCCCAACTCCAAGCGTATCAAACTCAGTTGCAATTTCTGCTTTAACAATTAATTCTGGTGCCAACGATAATTCATTCTGTCTGACTATCTGATTCATGTATTGAAAAGAGAAAGCAATTGGTGCCTGTCTCTTCTTTTCTTTCAGATATTCCAGAGACCACATTTCAGGCCAGTAAGATTCTTCCTCTCCTGTTTTTACATTATTCAATATTGCGGATAGAACAATCTGTGTCCAATTATTCTGTTCGTTAAAAGTTGTGGCATGAATATCATCGTGTCTGAATCTAGTACCTAAACAGATAGCTCTTGCACCTTCAAACATAGTAGGTGCTATAACTGCATTCCAGTTTTCTTGCATCTGCTTCCTGATATCTGGATTTGCAATATCAGCAGAAGATTTTATTGCGTCATCAATCATAACCAAATGAGAACGCTTAGAAGTAACTGAACCTTTTAATCCAGCTGCACATAAAGTAAATTGTTCTTCACCTGTTGTATCTATCCCTGCAAACCTATGATCTATTGACCAGTACTCATTACTGGTTACATTCTTCATCAATCTGACTTTTGGAAATACTTCCTGATATCTTTTACTCTCAATAATTCTTTTTATAGTTGCAGATTTAGATCTGGCTATATCAACCGTATAGGAAAGATAAAGCACCTGCAAAGGTAATTTAGCTTCGGTATGTATTCCAATGGCCCAGGCTGTTAAAAGACCCAATACAGTTGATTTAGCAGAACCTCTGGGAGCCAGTAAATCTACATTCGGTCCAGCTATCTTTATAAGACATGTACTATCTTCATTAGTTATGAAATGTTGATGCCAAGTCTTATGATGTGTTGCTGGTGGTTTATCTGCTACATACTCACAAAAAAAGCCAAAGTCATCTTTAGCTTTCTGTATTAAATCAAGATTCTTTGGTTTTTTAATCTGTTGTTTTCTAGCCGCAGCTTTCGCATTACGACGATATGCTAGGTGCTGATATGAAGGCACTTATTAATACTTAAGCTACTACTAAATATTAACTTATTTCTTTTCTTTTGGCTTCTCTGATCCTTTTTTATCTTTATAAGTTTTGGCTGCCTTCTTAGCTTTTCTTGCCTTCTCTAAAGCTTCTGCACGTTTCTCTTTATCACTCATTTTAGAGCCATCTTCTTTTTCTTTATTTTTATTTTTAAAGTACTCAAGAAGCTGAGGTGGCATTTTTTTCTTAGCCATTCTGCACCAATCTTATTTATTCATTTCTCTTTATTTTAACTGCACTATTCCTGTAATTGCATTCTTGCCCATACGCTCATGGTTGCTTCTTCCAG